TTAACTTCATAAATTTTTTGTACTGGTCCTCTTGCCGAAGGAATAGCAATTACACCAACATTATCTACAGTGTCAGTAATACCACCTTTAGTTAAATCAACCTCATTAATTTTTACACCTGGAGATACTAATCCGATGTTAGCCATTTAATTCTCCCTACAGTAGTCTCATGTTTCTATGATTATTTATAAAATTGAATCTCTTAACGGTACTCCCACATGTAACTTATGTCTCCATATTCATCAGTATACCAACGATCTCCTTGATCATCCACAAAAGATGTTTCTCCTGTGCCATCTTCAATAAATCCAAAAGGAGCCATGTCTTGCTCTAATTGATTCTTTTGTTCTTCATATAATCTTTTTCTAACGTCCTGGTCGGTAAGTTCTTTAAAATAATCCTGTGCCACTAACCAAGCATAAATCACCATACACATTGCAAGGTCATCATTACAACCTTCTTCTGCCTCAAATGAATTATTTTTTTGAATGAATGTTGTGAGCTCACTGATGATGTTATAATCTCTGAAAACCACTTTATCTTCTTCTACTAGGGTTTTGAGATTAGAACATCCGACCTTTTTAACCGTCTTTGACATTTTGACTCCAAGTTGAGTCTTTTTACCAGAAAAACCTTGTCCAACAATCTGCCCAGCACGACCCCTCATAGAGCACATGAGGACGTTTGGATACTCCAAATCAAAATTAAGAATTGATGCTACCTGATCTCCAATGTCATTAACTTCACAAAGAATGTATGCATTATTATAACCCTTTGCCATTTCATGTATTATGCTTGGAAATAGCATTGGTTTAATTTCATTATTTCTGAATTTTGCAACAACTCTATGTGGAAATGTTGTAATGTCAACAACCACAAATGCAGAATAATCAATACCAACTCCACGAGCAACGTCTACGGTAATCAGATAATCGTGTTCATCTTGTGGATCTTCATAAACATCCATTCCTTCACCATTGGTTCTTGGATCATCATAGACCAAACTATTAAGTTTACTTGGTGAAATGAGAGTATCAACTGATCCCAAGAATTCAGTTTCAAATTCTACTTTGAATTGTTGTTCTGAAGTATTAGCAATTGTTTGCTTTTTCCATACCTCATCTCTTCCAGGTACTTCTGACCAGTGAACATCAGTCGGTACATATTCATTTTTATTTCTTTCCGCATCATGCCACATACGGTAGAAGTGATTCATACCGTGTGGCGTTGAAACTATAATAACCTTTGTTTTCTTACCAGAGGAAATCGTAGGATAAACAGATGCAAAGAATTGATCTGCAATGTTATTCGGAATGAATGCAAATTCGTCCAAAAAGATCACATTATAAGATCCGCCACGAACAGCAGAACTAGACGTTGAGTTTGCAGAGATTTTGGATCCATTCTCCAATTCTAGAGACAGTTTATTCCAATTGACCACTCCCTGCTGCATCCATTTGGGAAGATTCTCATAAGCAAGCTGAAGACGCCCTAGAAGGTCCCTGGCTGTGGATGCTTTGTTTGCTAGGATAGCAATGTTAACATTGTCGTTAAAGACCGCGTAGTGGAGCAAATAAGAGACTACAGTGGTTGATTTGCCAGTCTGTCTAGGCATCTTACAAATGTTAAAACGATTATCATGAAATCGTTGAATCATCCTCTCTTGAAATGGATACATGTCAAATGGAACAAGACCCTCATCCAGAGAAACAATTTTTACATAATTTTTTGCAAAATAAACTGGATCGTCTTTACAACGAATGAATTCTTGAATTTGATCTTGTGTAAATTCAACAGCAACGTTTGCCTTTTTAAGGTTCGGGTTGCCAAGATAAATGTCATCAGCTTTCATAAATCAAGTGCTGCAATAACTTCTTGTTGCTTTAAATATAGTTTAATGTATGCCTTTGCAAAATCTTTTGCTTGTTCTTCGTTTAGTTCATCTATAATTCTTGCTAACTTTTCATACTCAAACATTTTATTAATGTTTTCAAGTTCAATTTTGGATGGATCCATAATTTAACAGTTCCAAGCTCTTAAACTCTTATTTATCCTGCTATTGGGATCATTGGCAGTCTTTGCTGAAGTAAGTTTCTTTTTCATGCCTGACATACGGGCACAGAAAGATGCTCTACGGGGATTTCCAACTTTCTTTGATGGTGCCTTAAGGTCGCTTCCAGGATTCTCACGTTCGTAAGATTTGCGTCCCTTCTCATTCAAACCACCTTTTGTATTTTTACCTTCTGAACGTTGCCATGCAGCAACTTCTTGAATTTGAATCTCTTCTTCCATCCTTTTTCTAGCAGCAGCTGACATACTCTGATAACCAGGCATTGACTTCATATCTTCTACTGCTTTTTCATTTGCTTCTTTTCTTCTTTCCCAACTTAATTTTAATACTTTACTTTTATTGGGTTTATAATATTTTTTAACTTCCTCTTTTGCCAAAAGAATTGTAGGATCTACAGGATCGTATTCTTTTGGTTCAAAGTACATCAATTGAGCACCAGGATAAATCTTTTCAAGTTGTTTTTTAATATCCTGTGCTGTTGGTTTTTTGAGTGAAGGAATGAAAATTTGAACTTTGTACATCAGACCTCTCCAAGTAAATCTGATAACATAAGTTTGACCATACTCATTATACTTCATAACATTTGATGACTCTTCAATTTCTTCTCTATCACCTTCCATGTAATCAGAAACACTATCAAGATAATCTGCTGCCTTAGAAATTTTTGATTGAACCCATGCTTCCATGTTTCCTTCTCCTTTCAATTTATTCATCAATTTATCAATTGCCCTCTTTGCAGTTTGAAGTTCATTACGTGCCATTTGATACTCATAATCTTTCTCTTCATTTGCTGGATGAACTTTTGCAATTGAATATTTTTCCCATAAAGAAGGACCAAAACTACAATCTGATTTTGTTTCATTCTTCTTGCAAAGTGGACAATATCTTTGATCCTCTTTTGCCTCTGATTTTGTTCCCCAGTTTGCAGCACCAACTTTACGACATTTTACAAGAGCACCAGATGCATAAGCACTTGGCCAAACATCATAACGAGACTTAACTTTATTGTAGCAAGCATCTTTTTTCCCGCTACCCTTTCCTGGTTTATCTTTTACTTCATTGATGTATTCGTCTGCCAATGGCAATGAAGGTCCAGAAAGTTTTCTTTGTGCCGCTGCTTTTTCATTCGGATTATTAGTTCCGCTGGCAAGATTTCTAATCTTCTGCTGTCTCTGTGCGGATTTATGTGCAGAAGTATCAATTTGAAAACTCTGTTCATTCATTTTCTTTTTCCTTCCTTGACAGTGTGCTCTTTGGGAAAATCCTTTTGGATCTTTACAATTTATAGACTTCTTATATTTATCAGACCATTCTTCTGTTCTTACATTTGTTGGTTTTGCACCACCTGTTTTTTCTGGTTGATTTGGATCTAATCTATTTTTTCTGCGTCTTGCTCTCTCTTCGTCTTCTGAAGATAAATTTGCTGCCATTTTTGAACTACCACATTTTGGTGTGGAAGTTTGTCCAGGTTGACGAGCACAGGGTTTTCCTGCGTGTTTTCTACCAAGTTGCACCCACCCCTTTTTTCCGTCAGATGATTTTGATTTGTTAAACCAATCATGAAGACCTTCATCTCCAGATGTTGTCTCTTCGTTTGTAGGAACACAGTTGGGAACGGTTTTATTTCCCTTCTTCTTCAATCCTTTTTGTGTATAACCTTTCCAACATGCCTCTGAAAAATCTTTAAATTTTTTATGATGCTTCTTAGCATCCGATTCCATTTTCTTTAAACGTGTATAATAATCTGGTATTTCATCTAAATGTTGAAGAGCAATGTCCATTGCCATTACATTATTTTTAGTATGTTCATGCTCAATCGGAACTCCCATCTTAAGTTGATTTGCAATAAAAGAAACATCAAGACGATGCTTCTTTGCAATCTGTTCAACTGTTTTATGTGACTTTAATTGTTCGTTCATTTAACTTGAGACTCCCGTTCTCACCATAGCCGTTCCTGTCACAACTTTAAAAAATGATCCACCAACAGATACATTGACATCATAAACATGTCTACCTTCAGTTAATAACTTTGTTTCCGTAGATCTTAAAGAAATTTGTATTCTAGATAATCCTGGAAAAGAAACCGAACAAGTAACAATTCCAGAAGTTGCTGTTGGATGTTTTTTTATTTGGCAAGATCCTGAATAATCAGTAAAATTATAGGATCCATTACTCGATGTTTTTGGATTAAAAGTATAAAAAAAGTCAACACCAGTATAAATGGTCAAATTTACAGGAAAAGGATTTCCTGTTCCAGAGTCAAATGTTATGTTAGTATTTGCCACTTTTTAAAAGACTTTTGATACTATTTATTTAAATTATTGTTCTTAAGTAATTTTGACAATTCGGTAGTTGATCCAACAAACAAAGCATTCGTAACATTAGTCGGACCTTTGGGTTGATTTTCATATAAATCTTTCATTTTTTTCTGCAGATCAATTAATTTATCTGTAGTATCAGCTACGCTTTTAATTAATTGACCAGCAACTTCATAAGCTCTAGGACTATCACTTTCTTGTGCTAATTCTAAAATACCATTAATTGCTTCTTGCCCCTTTTCCACCAACGAATATAAATTTCCTCTACTATACTCATAATCTTTTTGAATTTGATCTACGTCAATAGATTCTTTTGGTGAGTCTGTAGAATTAGAAACCAACTCAGTTACGGAAGTAGCATCAACAGAAATAATCTGAGACTCAATTCCTAAAGAATCTCCAATTGGATCTGTCTTTTTGAGTTTTTTTGAATTTGTCATAATTATACAATTGGATCTCTACCAGTAGATTGTTCTGGAACAAATTCACCACCAATGTCATAAAAAACTGTAGTTTCGTTGAATCCAAAATCATCTTCTGGTTCTACTAATGCATCATCAAGAGAATTGAGAATGTCGATTGATGCAGCATGTTCATGACTTTGAATAGTAGTACCATCATAACCTCTGATCACATACAAGACATTTTCTTCAATAGACTTGATGTACATCGTCTCTTCATCTATTCTAATTCTAGATTCAGCAGTAAGTGATGATGCATCCGAAACAGAAACTTTTCCTACTACTGTATTGATAGAACCATCCAATACGGTTGTATTGTCATCATTATAATCTTTAATTGCTCTAGGGGTAACAGTATAACGATAAGATCTTTGAGCAGTTTTAACGTCAGTCGATGCGTAATTATCGACAATAACTTTCTTGATAAGACCATCTGTAGTATCCGATACTGGACCGAAAAGATGTGTTTTTGCAGTAAATCTTAAAGTATAAATGATAGTTCTTCTGGATTCAAAATCCCCCTCATAATCATCTGTTTGAGAAATGCTTTCCAGAACCACAGGTACATCTTTCTTTTCTCCTATGGAAGAAATCAAATCAATTGTGATGTTGAGTGATGGTTGGAAAAATGGTAAAATTTGTTCAATAACTTGTAGAGCATCATCATTTAATTTTGAATATAAATTCAATTCAAATGAAAGATTATATGGAACAGGCATGTAAACCTTTTTCAATAACTTTCCATCTGATGTTGGAAATGATTTAAAAGTTTGAGTAACGCTTGTTTTTCTTGATGGATCATAAGAAATGCCAGTCATCTCAAATGACATTCTTGGCACATTAACTTCCACTTTTTTGTTTAAAGATTCTTGTCTCGATCTTGCTAAAAACTTTTGTGTTGGTGCGTATGATAATGGCACCTTTAACATACTTACACCACCCCCATTCGCATCAGAGTGTTTGACTCTGATGTTATTGAATAATGTTCCAAACCCAATAACGGTTTTTCTGATTATTTGATGATAAAAATATGTATCCATTTCAAAACATTTTTTTACTATTTAGTAAGTTCCAAATGGATTAGATTCTGAAAAGTCCAAAATTAAATCTGCCTCTGCTTCAATGTCATCATTTCCTTCTGAAGGATCATTGTAACTGATACTCTTAATTACATAAGTTGCTCCAGATTCTTGACCAACTATCTGCTCTCCTACACTCAATTTATGATCAGTTATGATTGAAATGTCTAATGTTGAAGTTGATTCATCCCAAGTTCTGACTCTTGCTGTTACACTTGAAGATGATCCAACAATTTTTTCACCTAATGTGAAAGTTCCTGTAGCAATTAGATTTGGAGGTGCAATCGTAATTGTTGGAGATTCTGTATAACCAAATCCAGTATTTGTAATTCTAATCTGACTAATCGTTCCAGCAGAACTTACAACAGCTTCTGCAGTTGCTGTAATTCCATTTCCAACATTTGGAGAAGAGAATGTAATTGATGGAGCACTAAAGTAACTTTGTCCCTCATTAGTAATTGTTACAATACCAATTGCTCCCTGAGATGAAATTTTTGCTGTCACGATTCCTGGTCCAGAAACACTCACAGTTGGAATTCCCAAATATCCTCTTCCTGGATTTACCACAAAAACTTTGTAGATTGAAGATGATGTGGTAATTCCTGATTTGCTTGTCGTAATTGCAACTGCAGAAGCGTTAATTCCACCAGATGGTGCTGTACTTATTGATACGATGGGGGTAGATGTGTAACCATATCCTTCATATTCAACAAACATAGATTGAATTGCTCCATCCACAATTCCAGTAAATGCGATAGCAGTATCACCAATTCCTGCAAGAATAATTCTTGCATTATATCCTTCTTTTTCCACTACAGAATCAATTTCATCGTTTCCAGTATCTACCAATTCATCCTCATACTCAAAGAGTTCGCACTTAAGTTCATAAGTATAAAGTTTTCCTAATTGATAAAAAGGTTTTTCATGCTCTACGAACTTAATTTCAAAGAAGTTCTTTGACAATGGAAAATAAACAATGTCACCTTCTTTTGGTCTTACTCGAACATATTTTTCTATACTTTCTTGAAGAAAAGGTCCTATTTGACTCTCAAATCTTTCTCTTGAAATTGTAAGGACAAGTTCGTCTTTTTGGACTAATCCAAATTTTGAAAGAATGTCACCTTGCCCAGAAAATCCATCGTAAGTATTGACATATGCTTCAAGAGGAAATGCTTGATCAAATGTTGATTGAATTACTTCTTCAATAACTTTGGAGGTTGTGACAAATTTCCTTGGAATGTAATAACACTCAATACCATACATTTTAATTTGCTCATTAACAAGATCTTGAATTAAACCTTGTTCTCCAGAACTTCCTTGAGTAAAAAATGGATTTAACATAATTAATTATCCAATCATGTCGAGAGGTGGAAGTTCATAAGTGGAAGACATTTTTTCTTGTATTGCATCCAATTCTCTCTGACCATCTTCATAGATTTGTCTACCATTAAGTGTTACTCCACCAGGAAGTGCTACGTTATTGAATTTTATTAAATTTTGTCCCCATTGTCTCTTCACTAAAGCAGTAAAGTATCTCTTTAAGAAAGAATCATTATAAACTCTTGCATAATTTGTAGGATCCAAAATCCTATAACATTCTATAACGATAAAATCTCCTGCTTTTAATCTTTCCCAATCAGTATCAATGTAAAGTCTATCTTGTCTTTTATTAAATCTAATTTGCTTTTCTGGTGTCAATAAAAATTCAATGTCAGAAAGGTATGTTTTGACCATCGAATAATGTAGTAAATCAACAGAACTAAAATAATAAAGATCGTTCAGAAATAATTGGTATCTAATGTTAAACAAACCATCTGAAACTGTGCTGGTATCAACTTTAAAAATTCTATTAATTCCAATAACTGTTGGTGGGATTTCGATGTAATTAGAATTTTCTAAAAAGTTAAATGTTGTAGCAGTTCCAACTATTGTTGATGTTGCGGTAGTAGTAGTAATCCCAGCACTTCCTGATCCTCTACCTCTTGCAACATCTGCTTCGGTAAGAGCATATTTTAAATACATCAGTTCAACACCATCAAAGTGTCTTTCTTGA